CGCTATGGCTTTATCATGCACCCAAATGGTTACGACTGGTCAGGCGCTACTAACGCGTTTGCGACTAATGCAACTCTTGGTGCTGCTGCCTCTTACGCCCGTAAGCAAGCAGCGTTGAACTTGGACATTTTGCCCATTTTCCACTCCTAATATAGACCTCGGAGGAACTAATGACACTAACTGTAAACACAAACAGCTATGTAAGTGTAGCTGAAGCAGACACTTATTTAGAAACCCGTATTGACAGTGCTAACTGGACTGCCGCTTCGGATGAGCTAAAAGATTCTGCGCTAGTGACCGCTACTTCTATAGTAGATGATCACGCATGGATTGGTTCTGCCGTTAGTTCCTCTCAAGCTTTGGCATGGCCTCGAAATAACGCTATCTACAATGATACACGCTTAGGTCTTAATATTACTTTTGGTAATACTATAATTCCTACTCAAGTTAAAGAGGCAGTTTATGAACAAGCTTTACATTTAATTGATAACGAAGATCTTCTTCAAGGAAAAACTCAAACTTTTGAGTCTATTTCTATAGGCTCTATTTCTATATCGGATTCAGATTCTACTTCAACTGTTCCTATGAAACCTTCTTTAGTTTTAAAAAAAATTAGACCTCTCTTAAATAAAGCCTATGCCGCTGGCACAGGATCAAGTTGGTGGAGGGCTAACTAATGACTATGAAGGCTACAATCACTAAAGCAGTAGACAACGCTTTTTCTAGTGCGGGAGATTTAGCAGTTTCAGCAATTTTAAGTAATAAATCTGTAACTGATTATAGTTTTTCTACTGGTAAAGTTGTTTCTAGTGTTGTATCTGTACCAACAAAAGTAATTATAACTAGTACTTCTAGCACTAGCAGAGGTGGAGCTAAGGTGATTGGTATCATAAAATCTGGTGAAACTATAGATATTTATGACACTTTAACAGTTGGTAAAATTTCATATAATATAGAAAGTTCTGTAGACAACGGCTATACAATAGATTTAAACTTAGTGAAGGAATCAATATGACTTTTTCTAGTTTAAAATCAGCTATTGAGTTAGTTTTTAGCAGTTCTTCTTGGACTACTAATAATATTTCTATTTATCCTGATAACTATCAAGGTACAATTTCTAATCAAAATGAATTCTGTAGGTTAAACATTTTACCTGCTTCTTCTTCAAGTAACTATGGTGGAAGTAAAAATTTTTCAGGAACTATAATTATATCAATTTATGTAAAAGCAGGAGAAGGGCAGTCTAGAATAATGGCTATTTCTGACATACTAGATGTTCTTCTTTCTAATAAAAAATTAAATAATGGCCCAGAGCTTGGGACGTCCTATCTTCAAATAGGCGGTCTTGATTCGGCTAATTCCGCGCTTTACACGGCGCAATACGTAATACCATTTAACACATATGGAGAATAACTAAATGGCACATATTTCCGATTTACGCGCAGGTATTTTTACTTACCTTGACATGTATACTGCTGCTTCTGGTTTAGCTACAGCAGACACCGATGCAGAAATGAAAGAACTTTTTGTAGGTTCTGGATCACCTGTAGTTGCAATTACTGCTGACGGTCAAGTTACAGGAGTAGACACTCACTTAACTTTTCCTTCAGTTCGTGAATTCCCTTCGATTGGTACTCCTGCAAACATTGTTAACGTTCCTGTTTACGGTCAAAAGACAACTTCTCAGGTGCAAGGTCAATCTGACGCGCCTAGCCTTGAAGTAACCGTTAACTACAATGCAAATGACATGGCAGATCTTCACGCTTTAGTTGGTACTCAAATTGCTTTCCGCTTTATGATGGCGGCTGCAGCGTGTACTCTTGACGAGCGTAGTCAATCAGCGTTTACAACTGCAAACACTTCTTTCTTCTTTAAAGGTAAGATTGAAGCTATCCTAGTAAATTCAAGCTTGACAGATGCTACTACAGCAACTATTACTTTGTCAGCTCAAACAGACTTTATTGGTCCTTCTACCAAATAAAAGTAAATAAGGGGGTTCTTCTTAGGAGGAACCCTCGATTAAAATAGAGATCGCTAATGATAGGGTCTCTTAGGAAAGTATTATAAATGGAAAAACCCTTTAGTAAAAGCTTTGTTATGAGAACTACGTTTAGACATATGAGGCGTAGTGTAGATATTAGTATTAGGAAAAGTTTTGAAAGATTTCAAGACTTCGAGAATGATTCTGATACTGGTAAAGAAATTATGGAAACCTTATCAGTATTACACACTGTTAGAAAAATGATGGATGATTTTCAAGAAGAAAACTCTTCTTTGTTTACTGATAAAGAAAAATAAGTTAGGAAAATAAATGAAAAAGTTTGTAAATAAACAACTTACAGAAGTAGTCCCATTTATGGGAGAAGAAGTTGATGTCCGACAATTAAGTATTAGTTCAGTTCTTAAAATTCAAGAACTAGTTAAAAAAGCAGAAAAGTCTAAGGCAGAATCTGCTCAAATTAACTTAATGAAAGACGTCCTTCGAATGGCAGTAGTTGGTGCTGAAGAAATGACCAACGAAGAATTTGATACTCTTCCGCTAGGAGAGCTTACTACGTTGTCTACAAAAGTTCTTGCAATTTCAGGACTAGGTGACAGTGCAGAGGCCGCAGCGGTGGGAAACTTACCACAGAAGAACTAAACCTTTATGAAGTGGCTTACTTTTTAGGTATTCCTGTTCATAAAATGTTAAAAGATATGCCCCATTCTGAATATATAAAATGGTTAGCTTATTTTAAACAAAGACCAGTCGGTTGGAGAGAAGATCAGAGAGCTTATCTAAATTTAGCTGCTCAAGGGGTAAAAGAGCCTCAAGAAAAAATTTTTCCAACTTTAAAAGCTTTAGCAGACAACATTCCTAATGAAATTAAATCTTTACCTAAAGGTAACTTTTTAAAGAAAATGTTAGACGCTAGAGGCGGGGATATAGAAGATTGGAAACCACCTTGGCAAACATAAGTCTAAAAGTAGTAAATTTTAAAGAAACTATGAAAGACATAGAACAAGAAATTTTAGAAAAAGGAACGCTAGGTCTACACGAAAAAATAGATGTAGCAACTGACGCTTTAAGGCGAGTTACTCCTGTAGATACAGGAACCGCTCGTAAAGGTTGGACAAATAAAAAAGACAGGGCATTTCTTAGTAAAGACCCTAAAGGCGGTACTATAGAAAACCCTGTTGAATACGTACCTGAGTTAAACAAAGGACACAGTAAACAAGCACCAAAATTCTTTATTGAACAAGTGCTGCTCACTGTTGGCTTACTAGAACCCTAAGTAAGCTTGCCCCTGATGGCTTCTCTATATCGAGAATACCGTTAGGGGCTATTTTATTTAAAGGAGATACACCATATGACACAAGGTGTTAAGATTAAAGTAACTGCTGATAGTAGTCAGGCACGTAGCGATTTTGCTAATCTATCTAAATCTGTAAAAAACATTGAACAACGCGGCGAAGCAATGTCTAAGATCTTTAAAGGTCTTGCTATTGGCGCAGGGTTTATGGCAAGTTTTTCTACGCTAACAAAAGCGATAAGTCGCTCTTCTGATGCTGTTATTAAACTAGAAAATAGTTTAAAAGTAGTAATGCCAGCAGGACAAAATCTTAAGGGAATGATGCAAGAGCTACGAGTTGTCTCTGAACAAACAAGAGCGCCTATAGCTAACGTAGCTTTGACCTTTAACCGCCTAGCTATGGCAATGCAAAATAAAGTTCTAACAAAAGATATTGTTAAAGTTACTAAGAACATTCAAATGGCAGCAGCAATTTCTGGTGCAACTGCTGAAGAAGCCAATAGAGCTATTCGTCAGTTAGGGCAAGGGCTTCAGGGTGGAGTTCTTAGAGCCGAAGAGTATAACTCTATTATTGATGGTATGCCACGGTTAGCAAAAGCTATTGCTGATGGTATGGGTATACCTCTAGATGGTCTTAGAGAAGCTATGCTTAAAGGTCAGCTTACTTCTAAAGAAATGTTTAAAGCAATAAAGAACGAAACCGAGCTTTTAAAACAAGAATTTATGCAGACAAAAGCTACGATCGATCAAATTTCAGCTTTAATGGGAGATGAATTTAATAGAGCATTAGCGAAACTTGGTGATGTAACAGGAATAACTAAGTTTATCAAAAACGATTTAATTGGTCTTAGAACAGTTTTTAAATTTGTTGCAGATAACGCAGAGTATTACGCAGCCTCTGCTAAACTCTCTTTTTTATTATTTATTAGTGAAACTAAAACTTTTTTCCGTAAGTGGAAAATTGCAATAGGTGAGTTTTTTTCAGAACTTTTTGGACCAATGCTTGAAAAGTTACAACCAATAACTGAGTGGGTTAAGGCTACTTATGAAGAAGCTAAAAAATTAACCGAAAAACTTTTGTTATTTCTTGAACCGATATCATCAACTATTAAAACTATTTACAATACTTCTAAAGCCTTTTTAACTGATATTCAAAATTTAGATTTTAGTGCAATAACGGGGTTAAAATTGCCTAGTTTAAGCTTTGAGACTCTTGCTGAATCTATTAAAGAGTCTCAAAAAAACTTACCAGAATTTAACCTTGACTGGATAAATGAGTATATTAGTAAGTTTAAACTTGATAAAATAGATTTTACTGCTACTAAAATTGCTTTTCCTGACTTTTCTTCAGCCTTGAATGACTTTATGCCTGAAGGTAGTCTTAGAACAATTTCAACTAGAATTAAAAACTTTCTTGGCATTGGTGAGCAAGGGGGAGGTGTTCTTGGTTTCTTTAAAGATTTGTATACAAAAACTTTTGAAAACTCTCCGTGGCCTGACATGTGGAACGATAAAGGAGTTAATAACCCTAAGTATTTTGAACCTGCTAACGACGTATTTAAGACTATACGAGCATGGACAAATACAATTAGCGATATTTTTACTTCTCTTTTTAATACAGTTGGAACTGGCTGGGCAAAATTTTCTAACGAAATTTTATATTTAGATTTGCCAGATGAACTAACAACAGGTAAAACAGACACTTTAAAAACTCCTTTAGGGAGCCTTTTTGAAAATCTTTCAAAAGGATGGGAAAAAGGCAAAAATGAACTAGAACAA